GCATCAGCGTCAGCAGGTACTGCGTGATGACCGCGTTGATCTGGTCCCACAGGATCGAGTCGTTGGGCTCGAAGACCGCGAAGCGGGTGGCGTCGAGGATGCCCTTCTTGATCAGCATCAGCGACCGGCGGATGGAGACGTACCGGTCCGGCATGCCCGTCGACAGCGTCCGGGCGCCGTAGATGACGAAGCCCGTACCCGGCAGCGACTTCAGCACGTTGACGCCCGCGACGTTCAGCGCGTCCTGGTCGTCGTTGGAGAACCGGAACTCCGTGTCCAGCACGCCCTTGAGGACGGTGTCGATACCGGCCGGAGGCTTCTGCACCCCGCGCGAGGCATCGGTGCGCGCGTACTGGCCGAGCACCGCGCCGCCAGGCGGCAGCAGACGGGCCGAACCGGACGCAGTGGTCGCCGGGTCGTTGACGATCAGCCACGGCCCGTAGACGGCCGCGTACGAGGACGCCCGCAGCGCCGAGCCGCCCGTGGACATGCCCTGGAGCGACAGCGCGTAGGAGTGGGCGTTGTCGGCCGAGGTCGACTTCACGCCGTCCACGACGACGAACACACTGCCCTGCTCCTCGGCCCACTCGATGATCGGGTTCAGGACGGTCGCGTCGGTGACACCCGGGAGGTTGAGGACCAGGTTCGCCTCGACGACCTCCAGACGCTCCGACGCGGACGCCAGGTCCACGGCAGCGACACCGTCCGAACCGCCCGCCAGGGCGACACCGGACTGGATGGCCGGGGCGTGGGTCGGCACCCACGTGGTATTAAGCAGGCTCTGGACGTGGATGAAGGACGAGCCGGTGACCGGGGAGTTGATCAGCGCGGTGGCGTTGCGGGAGTCAGCCGGGTCCAGGGAGACATCGGTGAAGCGCTCCTTGAGGAAGGCCGCCGTGTCACCGCCCACGTACACGTACAGGTCGAAGCGGCCACCGCCGGACGAGGCCGCCGTGACGTCCACGTAGACCGTGTTGCCCCAGGAGCCCGGAGAGATCGCGGTGATCTTCAGGGTCGGCTCGGGCGTCGCCTCGGTGTCGTCGAGCGAGACGCTTGCCGCGACCGCGTCGGCCGCAGCCGCACGCACGATGTAGGCACCGCTGCCGCCGTTGTTGAAGTACTGGTAGACGCTGAACGGCAGGTACTCGCTCGTGTCCCCGAAGCCCCCGAAGGTGGCCACGTACTGCGACCAGGACGACACCAGCGTGGGGGCCAGCGGCCCGCCCTGCTTGTTCGTGCCGACGAAGGCCGCGACGGACTCTCCCGGCGTGGTTACGGTCTGGCTGAGCGGGGTCAGCGTCTCGCTGATGTAAACACCAGGCCGCTTGTAGACAGTCATCTGTTTCTCCTGGGTAAAGGGAATTCCTGGGGTTACGAATCCTGGGTACGGTTCATGGACGGATTACGTGGTCCGTGGAGTACTCGAAGTCCAGCGCCACACCCGTCGCCTTCACGTAAGACGCGGCATCGGACTGGAGCATTTCGCTGGATACAGAGATCAGGTATTCGCGACGGAACAGGCGCTTGCCGTTCTCATCACGGGTGTCGGCCAGCTCGGGTCCACCGAGAAGGTCCAGGCGCCGTACCGTCCCGTCCTCGGGAATCTCCAGAAAGCCGAAACGCGCCGGGAGACGGTCGCGCTGCATCATCGAAGACGCCAGCGCTATGTCGTGCTCCGCGAGACGGGTGAAGACCATGACGCGGTACCGCAGGTCGAAGGGGACCGGGTACTCGACGAGGTACGGGGACTCGGTGACGTCGTAGGAGGTGTCTCCCTCCGCCCACCAGCCGGGCTTGCCCTCGGGCGCGTACGGCAGGAAGACGGGGCCACGGTGCTCCCGCTCGTCGGCCTTCTCGATACCCGCGTGCTCGATGACCACCAGGGGGAAGGTCTGCTGGGCCAGCTCCGTCTCGGGAATGCGGTAACGCACCGGAACGGGTCGGCCGTCCGGTGCATTCGCGTCGGTGACAGAGAGACCCTGGAGTTTCGCCTTAACGGCGCGGTCCTCGTTGATGAGCCATGGCAAAGCGGGCCTCACGGGTCTCGAATAGCAGAAGTCTTCCGCCATTCAGGATCCCAAGAAAGGTGGAGAAGTTTATAGTCAGACGGCTTGGGACCAGTGAGCGAACTGAACATCGTTGACCAGCTCGTCCGGCTTCATCTGGACGCACTCGATACTGACGATGATGTCCCGGTTCTGAATCTGGCCCAGAACAGCAATCGACGTGACGCGGAAAACCGAGGCGTCATAGACGAGCCGGTCCACCAGGTATTTGCCGTGGTCGATGTCCTGGTCCGTGAATCCCATCTTCCGCAGGCTGTCGAACGAGCAGGTGAGGGAGATGTTGTCGACGGTGTACAGACCCTGCGGGGTGTCCTGCGCGGCGCCCTGGCTGTGGATGACGTGCAGGGCCGGGATCCGGTACGGGCCGATGAACGTCTTGCCCTGGCCCGTCGCCTCGTCGTACAGGTCCTCCCCGGCCGGGTCGCTGTGGGAGTAGCGGTAGTACTGGATCATCTCGCCGGTCTCGTGCTGGCGCCCCCGCAGGGACGCCATCATCTCGGTGGTCTCGTAGTTGGCGTTGAACCGCCCTGACCGCTTCCAGTCCAGGCGGCCCATCAGAAGTACCCGCCCCAGGTCTGCGAGGGGATCCCGGAGTCGTCGTCGTTCTGGTGGCCCGGCCCGATCGGCGGGAGGATCCGCGTGGGCAGGGAGTAGTCGTCGTACTCGCGCTCACGGAAGATCGGCACGAGACGGTTGGTCGTACGGGAGACGCGCCGCAGGTTGGTGACCTCGATCGCGTACAGGCCGACGCCCATCTTCTCGCACAGCATCTTGTACCGGTCGGTGAGCATTTCGATCTGCTTCTGGATCTGCGCGAACCGCTGGCCCCGGTCGACCGAAGTACCGTCGGCGGTCTGGACGTTGATGTCGGTCGCCGCGTCGGTGGCCAGCGCCCACATTGCCTCGGTGCACGCCAGCATGACGATCATGACGTCCTCCTCCGGCGGGAGGTTCGCGAAGTCGACAGGCTCCTCGGCGTAGCGGATGAAGCCGTTGTCGTCGCGGTACCGGGCGGAGATCGTCCGGCCCCGGTTGTGCTGGGCGAACGCGTCGTTCAGGTAGACGTCCAGCTCGTCGTCGGCGAACAGGCTGTAGGACTGCCCGGAGGCGAGTAGCAGAGCGTCCAGCGGGAGCGGGGCGTTCAGGGTGAGGATGCCGTTCAGCGCGTCCAGGACGTAGTCGCTGGTGGTCAGGACGGTCTGCGTGGTGCCGACGACCTGGACGGCCTCCAGGCCCGTGACGTTGTTCGCGCTCAGTTCGTACTCGGCGACGTCCCCGGTTCCCCGGATGGTGTCGCGGAACGGCGTGAGCCGGTCGCCCAGCTCGCTCCTCACCCGCGACCGCAGGTCTTCAAGCGTGGCCATTCCGCGACTCCGATCAGGTATTAAGGGTCAGCGCGCCAGCGGCGATCTGAAGGGACTCGTTCGTCGCCGCCTGGAGCGGGCTGTCGATCGGCCACGCGTAGATGACGGTGCCGGTCGTGCCGGACGCGGAAGTGACCAGGGCGGCGTAGGTGGCCGCGTCGGTCATGTCGGCGGTGAACGGGCCGAAGAACAGCAGCGAATTGTTGCCGGTGGTCATCGGTGCGCCGGACGGTGCGGTCCAGACGACCTGCTGCCGGGCGTAGCCGGTCGTGGTGACCTCCGGCAGGGCGGTCATGCTGTAGGTGCCGTCCTCCTGCGTCGGGTCGGCGATCAGCAGGGCCAGGTAGGTCGTGCGCGGCGCCGCGAGGGCGATGGCCCGGCCGGTGAGCATGTCCAGGGCGTTACCGGCCCAGACGGGATTGGTACCAGGCATCAGGCATCCGCCTTCTTGAACAGTCGCGTGAAGTCGGACAGGTGGATGGAGAAGTGCCGGACCGCCTTGCCGGGCGCGCGGTTGCCGTCGTCGGTGATGACGTGGGTGTCGTAGTCGTGCGCGAGCACGACCGAGTCCTCGCCAGCGTGGCCGACACCAGCGGTGCCAGCCGGGTGCACGTCGACCACCACGACCTCGGAGCCGGTGGGCAGGTGGCCCAGCCCGGCTCCGTGGCCTTCGGCGTTCTCCAGCACGTACGTCTCACCCGGGGCCGGGGAGGGAGCGGGAGTAGTCATGTGAGGGGGTCTCCTTGGACCGTCAGTGCCAGATGTAGCCGAGGCCGTCGAGGTGGTCGTACAGGTCCTTCGGCGCCTTGTAGCGCTGGCCCTCGACGAAGTCGTAGTGCTGGCCATGGCCATAGGTCATGTTCTCGATGGAGGTGTTCACCCGGAACTCGCGGTGAGGGATCTCCACCTGGACGGCCTCGGCGACCTCGATGACGGTCTCGACGACCGGCTCCGGGGTCTTCGGGCGGGCCTCGACGACGGTGTCCGACTTCTCGGCAGCCGCAGCCTCGTTGATGAGGGAGATCTCCCTCTCGCGGGCCGCCAGTTCGTCGGCGTGCTCCTTGGTGAGGGCGGCCTTGTTACGGCCGGTCAGGTCACCGGGACGGGCAACATTACGTGCAGGCATTTGTTTCTCCGGGTTCGGGACTCAGGTGTGTGAGGCGGTACTACTTTAACGAGAAAGGGGAGCGGTCCTGGTAATCCAGAACCGCTCCCCTAACCTTCAGGATCGCGTGGCCGCGAATACCAACTAAGCCATCAGACAGGCTGAGAGATTAGTTCGTCTCCGCGACCAAAACCGCCTGGTCGGTGATGAGGCCGAGGCCCCAGATTGCGTACCCATCATTGTTACTACCCCAGAGGGGCGGGCTGGTCATTTCTGCCAGCCTCTCACGCTCTCACGTGAGGTCGGACTCTATCTTCACCCTCTTATAGGGTGTCCCGTACATAGTCTCTGAACCTTCCCGTCGGCTTGCGCCAGGCGGGCTCGGCTGCTGATTTTCCCTACCCTCAGATTCTCAAGCATTCACGCTCAGACTTTCGTCTCACGTTGTAGCTCTGAGGTCTAGCAGGACGTTCCAGCAATTCTCGGGATTTTCACTCACAACTTACGCTGCGAGGGCCCAGTTTTCAGTCGAGGCAAGAGCGTGTTCACGCCCGAAATCGAGGATACCGCCGTCTCGGAGTTCCACCGGGAGGGAGATCGCGTGGCCGAACGCATTGTCGCCCAGGAAGATCGACTGGTAGACCGTCTTGCCGGTCGCATTCGTGACCTGCTTGACCTGCGTGGTCTCGATGAATACCGTGTCCGCGATCCGGCCGATTTCTCCCAGAAGGAAATTCCCCGGGGCCGCGTACTTGGTGACCTCGATGAACTCGGGATCATCGCGCAACTTGCGGGACTGGTGCGGGTGGATAAAGCACACGTAGGTCTCGCCCAATCGCGGGACATTCTTCGTGGCCAACGTCTCGACGGCGTCCTTGACGAGCGCCGTGGTGAAGTCGAAGGTGCCGTCCAGACCGTCCGTGGAAGTCGCGGCGGTGCCGTGGGTGTACACCCCGAGATTCGTCATCGGCGTGGACGCGGCGTACTTGTTGTAACCCCAGATCTTCGAGGTCGCCTGGAGCAGGGTGTCCCTCGCGGACTGGTCCAGGTAGAGAGCCATGTTGCGTCCGAGAAGGCGCGAAGCCGAGGCCATCACGTCGTCGAACGAGGCGTTGAGGAGCAGTTCCGACACGGCCACGGCGTATCCGTGCTCCGCGACGGTGATGCTGAACTGGCTCGCGGACAGGGCGTTGGTCTGCATGCGCACACCCTCGACCAACTGCGAAGCAGCGCCGAGGTTGTTGTAACGCATGAAGTTGATTGTCAGACCAGGCTGAACGCCGAGTTCCGTCTTCTTCACAGCGAACTGTTCGAAGCGGAGAATCGGCATGGACTGGAACAAGATCTCCTTGCTCCAGATGGTCTGAATGGCCGCACCGAGAGTGCTGTTGGCGCCCGAGTAATTCGTCGGCGAACCCGACAGATTCGGGGTACCAGTGATCGCGCTAGGCATACTTGGATTTCCTTAGTTACGGGTACTCGACCGAATTACGAGTACAGTCCACGCTGGTTCTGGGCTGCCTGTCCGACGCCCAACTGGCCCCGAATCTTGGCGTACTCCGACATCGGCATGTCACGGAGGTCAGAAAGGGAGTACGACTTAGTGCCCGGATCGGTGTCCATCGGTCCCGTGGTGGAATAGCCCGTGGGGCTCACACCACGCATGGAAGCACGCTGCTGAATAGCAGCCTGCTGAACCGATTCCAGAATAGCCTGGGTCTTCGCCTTGACTGTAGCGATGGAAGACTCGACCTCCTCCGGCGAATTACCGCCGACGAAGTCGAGAAGTTCGGGAGCGATCTCGTTGGTCTCTTCACCGACGCGACGCTGAATGTAGGACTGGAGGTTATTGAACTCCTGCTCCTTGGCGAACAGAGTGCGCTCCTGCTCGCGCTCACGCTCCATCTGCTCGAAGCGGGTGTTCCACTCCTGCTCCTTGACCGACAGGAGGTCCTTGACGGACAGGTCCTCCTCCGCCTGACGCTTCGCCTGGGCCTGAGCCTCCTGGCGCTTGCGCTCCTCCTCGGCCTGGGCCTCCTCGCGCGCCTTGCGCTGGGCCTCGATCTCGGAGAGGAACTGCTTGTTCTGGTCCTCGACGGTCTGAAGGCGCTTGTACAACTTGTCCTTCTCCTCCGACCGCGCCCGCTGGATGTCCTCGGCGGTGAAACGCGCCTCGGCCGGAGGGGTGGCAGGGGCCTCGACGACAGCGGCCGGGACGACGACAACGGGGTCGCCACCCTCGCCGGGCTGCGGAGCGCCACCTGCGATGGCACGGATCGGACGACCGTCCTTGCGGTACCCGAGAATCGCGTCGGCGGGCACCGAAATGCCCGAGGTATTAAGCGTCATGGGGACGAACTCCTAGTCGGTACTTTTGTCCGGGTCGCGGCGAAGCCCAGCACGCGGGCCATACGCCTGTGTCACGATTTCTGTAGTCATCTTCTGAACCTCGGACGCCGTGATGTTGCCGAGTTCGACACCACCGGGAAGCGTCACCGGATTCGGACCACCAGGCTGCGGGCCGACGGGATTCCCATCTGCATCAGTCTGGGGTGCAGGCGCCTCCGCCCC